CAATGGTTGGGAACAACTCTCGTTGGACATACAACCGATAGTCTTGTCACAAAGGTTGTAGGAAACTATAACATTGTCGATAACATTCTCAACTTTGTTGATCCTCCAGTTGGACAGACTCCGCTCGGAACATCAACAAATCCACCTGATGAGAGAGATTGGACAGGAATCGCAACTGGATCTTCGTTCCAAGGAAGGATCTTCTTGAGATCTGGTGTTCAGGATACAACAAATGAGACTTACTATAAGAACAGAGTTCTTGATGATGTTTCTGCGACCTTCAATGGGACCAATAAATCATTCACTCTTCTGAGTGGTGGTGAAAATGTTACTGGAGTTTCGACAGAAAACGCAGTTATTCTCGTTAATGATGTATTCCAAGGTCCTGGTGCTACCAGTGATTATACGATTGAAGAAGCATCTGGAATTAGTTCTGTCACATTCGCAGGAACTGCTACTTCAGTTTCTTATGATGTCAACAGTTCTAACCTACCTGTTGGTGGTGTTATCGTATCTGTTGGTATGACAGATAGGGGACTTGGATTCCAACCTTTGATTTCCGCAGGAGGAACCGCTGTCATCTCAGGTCTTGGAACAGTTTCCTCTATCAGTGTTGCAAATACTGGATCTGGATATAGAGCATCTAGCACTTATGAAATTGCTGTTGATACATCAGCTGCTGTTGGTATTGGATCAACTGTCATCTATCTTGAGAATACTAATAGCGTATTCAGTCTTCTGAGTCTTCTTAACACAGGAACTAACTGCAGTATCGGTGTTGGAACATTCATTGGAATCGGTAGTGTAATCGCATCTGTCGGATCTACTTTTGTTCGCATTGGAACTGGAGCAACTAGCATCCATGAAATTCCCTCTGGAACACAGGCAGTTGTCAAGATTAGTGATCCTCAAATTGGCATTGCGAATGTTAGTGTTGCCACCAGCACAGTGGGAGTTGGAACATTTACCCATGTTGGTTACTCTACGATTATTGCTGGCAGTATTTCGACTACAGTAACAATCACAAATGCTGGGTCTGGATACACCACATCAACTCCTCCTTATGTTGTAGTTGATGATCCATTGTCCTACTCTAACATTGGTCTTGAATATGCCACTGTTTCCAGTGGAGTTGGAACCAATGCCAAGATTGATATTGTTGTTGGTCAAGGTTCTAGCATTATTGACTTTACAATTTCCAATACTGGATATGGATATGTACCTGGAGATGTTCTGACGGTTCCAATTGGGGGACTAACAGGAATCCCAACTACATCTTCCTATCGTGAGATGTTACTTGATGTCAAGAAAACGTTCACTGATGAGTTCAGCGCATGGACTCTAGGTACATTACAAGTCTTGGATAATTTGGATGACTTGTTTGATGGAGACACTGTAGTCTTCTCACTGAGACAGTCTGGATCTCTTGTTTCAATTAGAGCAGCAAAAGGTTCTAAGATTAATGTCCAGGACGTTCTGCTCGTATTCATCAATGACACATTACAAGTTCCTGGTGAGGGATACATCTTTAATGGAGGTTCTACATTAACATTTACCGAAGCACCTAAGGTTGGTGACACTTCTAAAATTATTTTCTATAAGGGAACTGGTGATGTTGATGTTCTTGATAGAGATATTATTCCTCCAGTAAAAGTTGGAGACACACTGCAGATTAAGTCTGATACTCAATATCTCACTGAAGATCCAAGATCTGTTAATATCATTAATTCTACTGATATTGTTACTACAAATCCATATTATGGACCTGGAAACACCAACGATGAAAATCTGGAAAGACCGGTTATCCTGTGTCGCCAAACAGAAGATATTATTCTTGATGAAAAAGTTGTAGGAAAGGATAGAGAATTGTATGAACCAGGAATTCAACCAACTGCTTATCTTATCAAGTCTGTTGGTATCGGTTCTACTGTGGTTTATGTTGATAATCTCAGACCATTCTTTAATTCACAAATCGAAAATGATACAGTCCTCACATTCCAAGATAAAGTAACATTTGTTTCACAGGATACAAAAACTGCTGCTGCAGCAACAGCGATTGTATCTGGACTTGGAACTATTTCTTCAATCTCTATATCCTCTGGTGGTGCTGGTTACTCTACTGCCCCAACAGTTAGTATTGGTAATACTGCTCAGGCAGTTGGTCTTGGAACCACTGCCACTGCAACAGCATCTATAACCGCAGGCGTTGTTACTTCTATTACTTTATCAAATGCTGGAACTGGATATACAAATACAAATATTCCACAAGTTCTTATTGCTCCTCCTGCGTGTCCAGTAGAAACAAATAGTGTTTCTTCATTCTCTGGAGATAATGGAATCGTTGTTGGATTTGGAACGACAACTTCTGGATCTGATCTGCAGATTGTTCTTGACCTTCATGTCCCTAGTGGATCATTCATGAGAGATGGTTCTCTCGTTGGAACTGCTGTAACTCTCAGTGGTGTTGCTGTAAATGATTACTTCATGATATTTAATTCTAATATTGGAGTTGGATCTACTTCTATCACATCTAAAGATGTTGGCGGAAACACGATCGGAATTGGAACAAGTTTTGTTGATAATGTTTATCAAGTAGCATCTGTATCTAATGTAGAGTCAACCATCACTGGAATTGGCACAACCATCGTTAGAAGAGTTCAGGTAACTGTAACTGGATTTGGAAATACAACTGGATCCGCATACACTACATCAAATTATATGGGCGACTACAGTTGGGGTAAAATCCAACTTGCAGGTAGAAATGAAAGTAATACATTCAGTTTCTACGGAGAAGATGGCGTTGGTGGTATTTCTACTTCCGCACTGGTTAGAAGAACCAATCCTCTAAAATTCTCCAATTATATAGTCTAAATATCTTTGATGTGTTTCAACACCACCAACACCACCAATAAATAAGTAAAAAGTCTCCTTCAAATGGCTGCTATTATAACTGATCAGATCAGGATATTAAATGCGAAGAATTTTGTTTCTGACGTAGGTATCAATACATATTATTCTTTCATTGGATTGCCTAATCCTGCTGATTATCAATCGGATTGGAATAATTCCCCTCCATCACCGAAAGATAATTTTGATCAAGAGAATGATTATTGGGATACAATGATCGCTCTTAAAAAAATCACTACAACTGATATAAGGCAAGTTGTACCCAAGACCTCTTGGTCATCTGGTACTACTTATGATTTTTATCGTCATGATTATAGCAGAACAAACACTGCGAAGGTGTCTGGTGCAACTAACTTATATTCTGCCACTTATTTTGTAATTAATTCCGAATATCAAGTTTATATCTGTCTGCAGAATGGAACTGAGCCAGACAACCCAAATGGTCGTCCTTCTCTTGACGAACCAACCTTTACAGATCTAGAACCAAGATCTGCTGGAACGAGTGGTGATGGTTATATTTGGAAGTATCTTTTTAGAATCAAACCAAGTGCAATTGTAAAGTTTGAGACAACAGATTTTATTCCCGTTCCCTCTGACTGGACGACTGGAACAGATAATGCTCCAGTTAGAGACAATGCTGTTGATGGATCTATCAAGATTGTAACAATTACTGATCGTGGTGTTGGACTGGGAACTGCAAACAGAACTTATAGCAATGTTCCAATTAAAGGAGACGGAACAGGTGCTACTTGTACGATTGTTGTTAACAATGATCAAAAAGTAGATTCAATAACTGTTTCAAACCAAGGTTCTGGATATACTTACGGCAACATTGATTTAGTTGGAGGTAGTGTTCCCACTGGAACTTCAAGACCAACATTTGATGTAATTATGACACCTCAGGGTGGTCATGGTGCTGACATTTATAGAGAACTCGGTGCATATAATGTTCTCCTATATTCTAGAATTGAAAACGATAATGAAAACCCAGATTTCATTACTGGAAACCAAGTTGCCAGAATTGGAATCGTTCAGAATCCAGAAGAGAGTGTAGGAACTATCTTATCGTCAGATAAAGCAAGTGCTGTTCCTGCTTTAAGACTTGTTGGGGCAGGATATAGTTCAGCATCTTTCACTGCCGATTCTTATGTAACCCAAACTGTTTCTACTGGAACTACTGCTGTAGGTCGAGTAATTAACTATGATCAAACTACAGGTGTTTTAAAGTATTGGCAAGACAGATCAGTATCTGGATTTAATACAGTCGGAACTGCTCAAACACAACCAACATATGGATTTGATTTGACGGAATTTACTTCCGCTCCATCTACCGGTGGAAGTCTGACAATTGTTCCATCCACAGGATCAAACTTGGCGATTGATACCTCTTTCACGGGTGTCAGCACTGTAATAAATAATAGGACATATTACCTTGGTCAAACATTTACTAGTGGTGTTGCTGAACCAGAAGTTAGACAACATTCTGGAAACATCATTTACGTAGATAACAGACCTTCGATTACCAGGTCATCGAACCAAAAAGAAGATATCAAAGTCATTTTGCAGTTCTAACGGATTATGCCACAGCAAACGAACCTTAACGTAGCGCCATATTTTGACGATTTTGACGCGAATAATGACTTTCATAAAGTGTTGTTTAAGCCTGGATATCCTGTCCAGGCTAGAGAATTAACAACACTTCAATCTATCTTACAAAATCAAATTGAAAAGTTTGGCAAACACTTCTTTAAAGAGGGTGCCAAGGTAATCCCCGGAAATACTGGATATAGTCAATATTACTATGGTATTCAATTAGTTAATAATTTTAATGGAGTTCCTGTTGAAGCATATGCAGATCAACTTATAGGAACTAAAATCACTGGACAGACTTCTGGTGTAACGGCATTTGTAGATTCTGTTCTTGCCCCAAGTGACTCTGAAAGAGGGAATCTTACTCTTTACATCAATTACTTATCATCCAACACCACAAATAATGCAACTCAAACATTCTCTGATGGAGAATCTTTGACATGTGATACCATAATTACTTCAGGACTTCTTGGTAATACTACTATTGAGATTGGAGCTCCT